ATCATTAACTTTGTAATCAAATTCTCCATTTGCGTCCGGCGTTAATTCGAAATCTTTGATTTTTAATTTTGTTAAATCTATGACTCTTTCATATGATTTTTTAGTTTTTGAATTAGTTACAGTAACTGGATATTCTGATCCATATGCTATGATACGTGCATTAATAATTAACCCAAATCTATCTACTGTAGAAATATCTTTGATATCAACTGGCGTTAATATGATAGATTCTAACAACTTATCAAATACAACTCCATTTTGTCGATAAGATACGTTGGTTAGTATATCTTCATCATATGCTGTCATGTAACGCATTTCAACAGAACCGGCACGAAGTACGTGATTTTCCGGATATATCAATCCTTTACTAGATAACGGAACAATTACAGAAGGAAGTTTGCTACGTTTTTCATTTTCATACTGTGTTTTTGCTAACGTAACAATGTCTTGATTGCTAAGTCGATCGGTCATTTTACTCATTTTTTTTATCCTTATAACTTTATTATAAATATTGCGAACATAAAAAATGGGAGCAAAATACTCCCATTAACTTGTATTAAAATTTTATTAGAAATTCAAGAATGCCCAATCGTATCTCAATGTTAATTCAATAGTAACAACATCTTCCGTACTCCAATCTAAACTTCCGAAATTGCTATCTGTAATATATGTTCCGTGCAATATCCATTCTTCGATAATTTCACCTAATGGAGACAATTGACGAAGTTTAACTTCTTTTTTGTAAAATGAAGAATAACCATCTCTACCAGTAGCAGATTCGTGATGAAGTCTAATCCATTCCATTACTGATTGTGCTGCAGACGGAACAATTGGATCATATAATGATATAGCCAAAGTACTCCAAACTGTTTTTCCTTTTACGTAACGTTGAACGTTGATATGATCCAAAGTAATTTCGCCATTTGCTACTGATGGTTTAGCTGCGGATTTTATTAAATATGCAGGAATTCCGTCAATTGCCATGATGAATTGATGTTGTTTTTTCGGTTCCCAAGAATAAGCTCTGTTCCAGAAATCTACTTCATTGCCGAAATCGGTTAAGTTATTATTTACTTGATCTTGTAATGCCATTTTTTTATCCTCGCTATTTTCTTATAAATATCGGCAACGTAAAAAAGGTAGAACCGAAGTCCTACCTTTCTTGTTTCATTGCAATTCACTATTCAGGAAAAGATGCTCCTGTAGGTTGAATGTTGAAATCTAAGATGATAAATTCTGCCGTACGAGTTGGTTGAAGGAATATTTGTCCGTATAAAATATTCTGATCAATCAAGTCCGGAGTATTGTTTGTTGAATCCATAACAACTCGGAACGCATACAAACCTTGCTGCGCACGTACTGATTCTAAATATGGATTAACGATTTGAGTGAATCGGTCTCTTGTTGCAACAACGTTTTGTTCAAATACTAAATAACGAGTTGAAGATGCGATAAACTTTTTAACGGTAATCAACAAACGACGTACATTTACTCGGTCTAATGCACTCGGACGAGCCTGCAGAGTCTTTTGACCCCAAATAACTACACCATCGTTAGGGAAGTTAGCAATAGGGTTAATACGTGCTTCATACAATGTATTTCTATCAGCTTGTGATAAGTTTTGATAAGTATCAATTACCGATGTTAAACCTCCACGATTTAAACCAGCTGGGGCATACCATGGTGCAGCAACTGAATCATTGAATGATAATGCTCCTGGCACAACAACACTTGGCGGAACCCAAAGTGGAACATTGTTAGATGGATTAACAATTTTAACCCATGGCCAATAAGTTGCTGTATAATTATTATCCAACGTTGTTACTTCTGTTACTACAGTTGATATAGAATCCGATAATGCATTAGAATCCATAACATAAAACGCATCTTGACGATTGGTTACAAGATTTCTTGCTAACGATGTTACTGCACTATGTTTGCTTTGCAATATACCTGGAGTTATCAACATGTTCATATCATAATAATCTGTGTTGCTTAACAAAGTAAATGCTTTATTATATGCTTTAGTACCAGTAGAAGTAGTAGTAGAACAATCAAATCCAAACGTATTAGTATTTGTTATGTTGGTTCCGGAAAACTTAGGTAAATTAGGACGCGCTCCATCAAATCCTCCTTGAAATGGCAATATGAATTTTCTAGTACTAGTAGCTACAACACTTGTAAAATAGCTAGAACCAGAAGTTAATGCAGTTTCAATACTACCAGAATATGGTGAAGTTAATGACGGGAATGCTGCTTCTGCATCTTGATTAACATTTCCAAGATAAAAATCAGTATTACTACCAGTTACAGCTGTTGCTCCGGACGGAGTTGGTGCTAAATAATTCAAGTTGTTAACTGTAGTAAAATCAAATCCTAAATAATTATTTGAATTGTATGCAGTTTGTACTTGTGTTGTTTTGTAAGTAGCAGCAGTTAAATTTAATGAACCAGATGCCATTGGCATTGGCGAATTCAACGCACGGAATCCAAATGGAATCAATGTTTTGTCGTTAGTTTTATTTGCTACTGCTTCTGTTACTTCTACTCGAATGTATTTAGATGCATTAGGATAATCTCCGTTAATAACAATGTTACCTGCATCAGTTACAGTTTGATAACGATTACCAATTCTTCTCGCAATATAATTAGGAGAATCTGGATCTAAATTTACATTCAAATAAGTTTCAATGATATCTGGGGCTTGATCCGTATCTTGAGAAGCGTATGGGGAGTTTGCAATATTAGCAGTATTTACGCGTCTTACTTCTACAGTAAATGTACCATATCCATTAGGATCGGCTACTTCCGAACTAGTTCTTACATCGCGAATACCTACTTTTACTTCATAGTTTACAGATGTACCATGAGATATAGTATGAAATTTAAATAAATTTTTAGCAGTAGTTCCAATTTTTTGTGAAGTTACCCATGGTGTTGCTGCTGTTGAATAATCAGTTAAAAATTCATAATTAGAAAGTTTAGCTAATTCTACAGTAACATCTGCTAAACTGTTGAATAAACTAGTTGCTGTTGAATTTTCATATTGAACATATACCGGATAATCTACTGATTTAGGAGATTTTCCAAATATTTTTGTAATGTAATTATTTGCACTAGAATTAATTGATGATGATAATGGAGAACCATTACCAGCTAAAAATGATGAAAATCCCGGTACGGTTTGTGTTGCAAATGAACCAGATACTGTTATAACAAAACTACCTGATACTAAGTTTGTTATTGTAGATGATTCAAATACGTTATTACCGACGCCGTTAGTAGATACTGGTTGAGTTGGGTGCAACAAGTGAGTTACTACTTGTACAGATCCAGATTTTGCAATAACGGCTAATGCACCGTTTGCTAATGAATACCCATCTTCATATAAAAGACGAGTTACTGTCATTACATTTCCATTTCTCAGATATTCTTCAACGGTGTGAGGTACATACGAATCTGTCGTGTATGAACCAAAAATTTGTTGAAATTCTGAGAAAGAAGATACTTGAGTCGGAATCAATGCTGGACCTTTTACTGTTGGTCCAACGATTGCGGCTCCGATTTGGCCGATTGCTTGAGGTAAAAACGATTGATCAACTTCATTCGTAAATACCCCAGCGGATACGATTCTTTCTGCCATTAAATTACTCCTATGATTTGTTTATTATAAATATGGTGTGAATCTTACTGACCGCTCGGAGTAAATGTGCCATTAGCTATATTTATTTCACCATCGCCATAACGTTCTTTGAGCTTTTCTAATAATTCAGATTCTTGTTCTCGCAATTCATCAAATTGTCGCATCAATTCTTCATGCTGTGTGTCTAATTGTTCTGCTTGTCGTTTAATTAAAGCTCGTTCTATGGAAACATTGCCTAACCAAGCGGCATTTTGTGTGAAACGTTCTCTTAGAGATTGTATTGCATCTAAATGTTCTTTATCTAGTTTTTTTGTCATACGTAACCTTTTCTTGATATTATAAGAAGTATTACATTGAAAACCAAATTTACCAACTAGTAATTATTACAATGCCATCACCACCATTACCGCCACGGCCTCCAGTAACACCGCCACCACCACCGCCGCCTCCGCAACCATAACCGCCATTACCACCATTACCACCTTGACCGCCGGTGCTACTTCCGCCGCCGGTACCTCCTGTATTTAAAAATGGTTTTAATGATTTAACACCAGCGTTTCCATTACCACCTCCGTTAGCTCCACTAGGTATAATGTTTGTAGGAAAATAAACACCGCCATCGGCAAAATCTACAGCTGCTTGTAATGTTATTTGTGCGCCAAATGATGAAACGGTACTTGATGCTCCCGCGCCCCCGGCACCTCCAGATAATGGAGATACGTTCCAAACTGCTGTAATAGGAGTTGCTATAAATGTAGTTGCATTTCCTCCTGCACTACCGGCTTGTCCTGCAATTCCAACATTTGATTGGTTACCGTGATTTGGAAAAATGCCTAATTTACCAATTGGACCTAAAGCTGTTATTGCTATAGCAGCAGGAGCTCCGCCGGCAGCACCACCGTTACCTTGGTTACCTTGATTACCACCATTTGCCAATAATATAATATTTGGGATGGTTGTTGCTGTAGTAATTCCTGCACCTAATGAAATAAATGTAGTTGCAGCTGATGTTCCGTTTGATGCTGCAGCACCTCCTCTACCTCCAGGCGATACTGATACTAACAATCTGTCAGGTAAAAATATAGCAGGTACCATAAGTGACGAAATACCTCCACTTGATCCACCCCCACCTCCACCTTTGTTACCAGCAGCAGATTGACCTCCTCCGCCACCACCTCCGGCACCTATGCAGAGCATATGCACCATTGTAACACCACGCGGTTTAATCCAAGTTTGTATTTGAGTAGCACCGGCGCCGTTAGGTAAGAACATCTGTACATCGCAGTTTTTGAATTGCTGCGGAAGATAGCCAAAGTCCGAAGGAGAGTTTCCAAATAACATAATTTTACCAACTTATTATAACCACAACGCCTTCACCACCATTACCACCTCTTCCACCGGTAGTTCCAGCGCCGCCACCTCCGCCGCCACAACCATATCCTCCATTTCCGCCGTTACC